GATCAGCACATAGTCCGCAGCGTCCGGCGTCACGGCGCTTTTGCCGGTGATCGCCACCGGATCGATGGTCAGCGCGCCCGATCCGGTCACATCGCCGGTATGGGTCGCATTGGTCACCTTGGCAGTGTTCGCTGTGACAGAGGCAGTTGCGGCAACTGCAGCTGCAAAGCCCCCAACCTCCACCTTGTCAGTATTGAGATTGGTAAAGTTGGCATCAACTTCCGCGTGGCTTAACGGGCTACCCTTGCCCGCGCGGGTGACAATCGTTGCCATCTACTGCACCATCGTCCGCACGCCCACCGCCCGGCCGTCAGGACCGCGCACGATCTCCTTCGGCGCGCTCATCATCGCGGCAATCATGGCCGTCTGCTGCGCTGCCGTTGCCTGCATTTGCTCCAGCATGGGCGCAATCGACAAGGCAACCGCCATGGGTAGTTGTTCGCCCGACTGCATGACGACCTCACCGCGCTTGATGCCGTTGTCCACTTGGGCCGTCTGGACAGTCACGCCAGCCAGCGCTTCCTTGACCGCAACCTCACGCTCACTCACTGCAGTTTCACGCGACTTCAACTGCAACTCTGCCGCCGATAGCTGCAAGTCCGCACGCTCTTTCTCGACCTTGACCTGCATATCCTGGACCTTGGATTGCGCGTCCTGTTCCATCTGCTGGCCCTTGATCTGCATATCCGTCTGAACCTTGGCCACGTCGGCTTGAGCCTTCATCATCTCGGCTTCAGCCATCATCGCAGTCGCCTTGGCCATTTCCTCGGCCCCGTTGTCTCCCGCAGCACCTTGCAGCCGTTCAGCCATGGCAGGCCCTTGGTCCACAAAATCATCGATCAGCCCTTCCAACTCGCGCCCGACACGATACGGCGACAAAGCGAACTTGAACACGCCACCGGCCACGCTGATTGCCTCTGGCCCCATCATGAACATCGGTTGCAGCGCCGCCATTGTGCCAGCAAACGCAGTCATGAACTCTTGCCGGGACTGCTTTTCGGCCATCTCATCCGGGTAGATCGTGGAATCTGTCTCGATATCCAGCGCGAAGGGGCGCAGCTTTTCGTCGGACAAGAAGTCCATCACCGCATCAATAGTGATCTCGTCCTGGCACTCTTGCAGCTTTTTCGACCACTTGGCGATGATGGCCTGTTGCTGTTCGTTGAACTGCTGTTCCGCCTGTTGCTGCATTTCCTGCATTTGCGCCGGGTCAATCGGCTGACCCGATTGCTGCGCTTGCTGCATGGCCTGCTCCGCCATGCCCTGGGCTTGTTCCATCAGGCCTTCAAGTTCCGCCTTCGCCTGTCCCTCGTAATCCTTCAGCTTTTTCTTCTGGTCTGCGGCGGTCGGCAAGTCCATCTGCGCCATGGTTTCCAGCGTCTTGCGGCTGAATTCGTTGGCCATGATTTCAGCACCAATGCGCACCAAGTCCCGCGCAACCCGCACAAGTTCATTCTGCTTGTCCCTCACCCGGTAAGAGCCGTTTTGCTGTTTGAGTTGCTGCGCGCCAAGCGTCTCGGATGCCACCGTAGACCCGCGCATGATGTCGGACAGACCGATGATCTGGTAAACATCGTCGATCACCTGGCGCCGCAACTCGATTAGCCCCGTGATGGTGCTGGCGACCATTTCCAAGGGCAACCAGATAATCGGATCACCTCCCCCCTGCATCAGTGAAGACATGGCCGGAACCGGCACAAGGATTTGAGTATCGTCCGCCATCCTGATTGCGGTCTCGATAGCATCGCCCAGATCGCCGCCGCCCGCGTAAAAGCCGCGAACCTTGACGGCGTCAGACAGCGCATGAATGCGCCGGGTCAGAGCGTGCACTTCCTCAAGCTGGTCCTTGTAAAAGATCAGATCGGGCACCGGCACAAGGCTGCGGCGCTCCACCGTGCCATAGGCGGGCTTGGGGCAGGGAAAGAAGCCTTCCAGCTTCAGGTGCGGCGCGGATTCTTCAAGCGTTTCCTCAAAGCCCTCGGTCGCCCACGCAACCTTCTTTTCAGTCTTGTGCCAGATTTCCCAAACGCCGCACTTCTCAGTGCTGGCATTGCCCTTGTCGTCACGGGTTACGGAATAGGACACCATCTCGGCATCGTCGCCGAACCGCTTGCGCATTTCCTCGCGCGTCAGCCATCCGCGCCGCGCCACCCATTCAACCTCAGACCACTTGCGGGCAGGCTGGTGCAGGAAGTCTTTGCGGTCCACGTGCTCATAACAGACCTTATCGCCGTCATCGCTGTCGTATCGGACCCAAGACGCGCCCCGGCCAAGGATTGCCAGATCGTCGCGCAAGGCAATCATGGTCTGGTCAATGTCTGCAATGTCAAAGCTGATCAGGCAACAACGTTCAAGCAATTCGGACGCGGTGCGGTGCAGCGGGCGACGATCCTTGAACTTTGGAGTGACAACAGGGACAGGCGGGCGGGCATAGATCGACGGTCCCATGACTTGGATATTGGACCAGAACAATTGAAACTCGCGGTCCCGGCCAATCCCCCCCATGCGCGAAAGGCTGGCGTAAATCTTGTCAATATTGTCTGCCGTGTCCTGCCATGCGTGCAGCGCTTGCTCGCCGTCGCTGATCAGTTCAAGCCAAAACTTGCTCTTGCCGCGCTCTGGCTTGTCCTCGTCATCGGTCACAGTGCAATCCTGCCAGATTTGGGGGCTTTGCGCAGCAGCATAGGCCGGAACCCGTCCTGTGGCAAGGCGCTCATGGGTTCAGGCCGGATCGTGCGCCACGCAAGGGCCATGTATCGCGCGGAATCGGCCAGATGCGATGACCAATTGTGCAGCGGATTGGCCTTGAACGCCTTCTTTTCGTCATCCCATTCGCGCCGGTATTGCTCCAATGCGGATATTCCCACTTCCTCGCATCTGCTGTGAAACACGCAACGCGGCAGGGTTCGGCGCAGAGCGTTGATGCCGTCCAGCAGGCCCGCCTGTGGCACCACAACAGGATGCAGCCCCAGACCCATCATGGTTTCGACCCGCGTGCGGCCCGTGCCCCATTCCTTGACCTTGGCGTCATGCGGCACGAAGTCATTGCCGTCAGTCCATCCATGCTCAGTGCGCCGCTGGTCAATGACCTCCGCGTAATGGTCAACCCCAGCGCCGTTTGCGCTGTAGCAGTCGAGGACGTAGACCTGCCCGCCGACGACCTGAAACCACCATATGCTTGTGTCATCTCGCACGCCGATATCCCACGCCCTGTGGACGGGCTGCCCCGGCACAGCCTCCAGCGCCGGATCAATCCGGCCTTCGTTTCGGACCTGCACCATTTCGCGGGCATAGAACGCGCCGAGGACCGCGGCGTTGAACGAGCAAAGGTATTCTTGCTGGAAAAGCCCCTCGCCTTGGTCCGCGCCGTAAAGCCCGACATATTCGGCCAACGCGTCCTTGATTTCTGCTGGCGACAGCGCGCCCGTGTCAGTGATCGAGAGGCTTTGCGCAAACCAACCGGCATTAGCGGCGGCGTAATTAAACAACCCGTGAAAGTGATTACGCCCGCGCGGCGTACTGATGGCGGCGAAGAACCCGCCATTCTCGCGCAGCATGGGCGAAAAGAACGCATAGGCGCTGGGGTGAGAAAGCGCGTGCTCTGATGACACGATGCCTGCCAATGACGCGCCCACCAAACGGTCATACTGGTCCGAGCCGAAAAACATGATGCTGGATCCGTTCGCCACTTTGAGCCGCATTTCCGTCTCATTTGGGTCGCCATCGAGGATCTCAGGCGGGAACGCCTCAAGAATGCGGCGCTTGCCCGTGTGCGGGTTGATGGATTGCCACATGGCGCGGCGGGCATGGCTGATCTCTGGGAACATGTAGGCATAACTGGCAGGGCGTTGCATGGCCTTTACAGCCAGCGCGTTCAGAAGCACCTCGTCCTTGCCGCCGCGGCGATGCCATGTTGCGCAGATGTTCAGGTTGTCGTGAACCAGCGCGCGCCAAAGCGGCTTCTGGTAGGGTCGCAATGACCACCCTGCGCGAGGTATTAGAACCTCAGGCACCCTTGATCATATCGCGGATGGTGAAAAGGATTTCACCTTTTGGCCCCGACCCGCCAATTTCCAGCTTTTCGCCATAGACCTTGGGCTTGCGCTTTCCAGCAGACCACTTCAGCGCATCAATCGCAACACGGGCGGCGGATGGTTCAAACTCTCCAGACAATGTGCGCTGCGCAATATCTCCAACCGCATCTGCATCGGCGTCGGCAGAAGCTTCGCGCGCACGCATGTATTGTTCCCGGAAGTCGGGCGTTTTTTCCACCCATTTCAGGACCACACCGACACCAGGCATATCTGGATCACGGCATATTGCCCTCAAGCTTTCGCCGCAGGCAATGCGTTCGCAGATTATGTCAAAGGTTTTAGGTGTCATGCCCGCAATCTATCGCGTTTGGGGTTACGTTTCAAGGTGTGCCCGGCCTTGGCGGCAAAGACCGTAACCGCGTTGCCGCGCGGCCGGGGTTTTGGCCCACTATGCCGTCTGGGGCTGTGCGGCTATCATTTCAGCGCGTCCCTTTGCGGTCAAGGTCCATGTGCCGCCTTTGGTTCCTTCGGGCGGCGGTATGACCATGCCATGGCGGCGGTGGAGGCGGTAAAGGCGCACGGACGCGCCCTTGGTGGTCATGCGCCAGATAATGGCGAGTTCGGCTGCGGTGCTGGGCTGGCGTGCAATGTCTGCCAGCCATGCCGCGCGGCGTTGGTCGCGGTTTGGCCCGCCGGGCAGGGCTTTGGGTTTGGGCTTTGGCGGCGGGGGCGGTGGTGGTTTGGCTTTGGGGTATCGGCTGGGGAAGTCGATCCTTTTGCGCCGTGCGTTGCAGATGGCAGCGTCCTCGGCCATGGAGATAATCGGCTTGGGGGTTGGCTTGTCCTGCGCTGGGGGCATGACGCGGGTTCGTGTGAGCGTCAGTGCGCTGTGCGGTTCTACGGGCATGGCTGTCACTCCAGCCGCCAGATGCGCACGCCGCCGTCTTCGGGCTTGGCGACGAATGTCTGACCGTATCGGTTGCCGTATTCTCTTGCTGCCTTTGCCGGGCCGGATTGCCCGCCCTTTGGCTGGTCGGGATAGAACACGCTGTCGCCTGGCACCATTCGAGAGAACGGATACTTGTTCCGGGTTAGCAGCGGCGGCGGATGGTTCTTTTCGATTTCGGGCTTCATGTGGGTCTCCTTGGGTTGCTGGCGCCATCCTTGCAGATCATGCCGCGCTTGGTAACACAAAACCTAATCTTGAAAGCTGCGATAATGTTGCAATGGCAGGATTGCAGGATTCGAGGGTCATTTTTTTTGAAGAAAACCCTTATATATAAGGAGAGAGAGGGGGGGGGGGATATATATAGTGTAATGATGCTAGCCACCCCCCCCCTGTCCTGTGTGTATCTCCCCATGGGTGTCCCCCCCTCTAGGGGTATCATCATTCAAATTGCAGCATTGCCAAAAAGCTTAGTGTTTTCAAATGGATGATCCTGCAATTTGGGCCATTGCAGGATTGAATGCAACATTCGATGCTTGACGTTTGGCGTTTGATGGGGAAAAAGAGGCGGGCCGGGAGCGTGTGGCAGCGCTCGACCGGCCCAGATCACCAGCCTGATGGAGGCAAGCCGATGACTTCCGGAAATATACGCCTTGGCACTGTTTGGGGCAAGACATGACCAAAGCTGAAATGCTTGCCCGATATTGCGCTGATCTGGGGTGGTCGCTTGTAGCCATCCCTGCCGGATCCAAGGCCCCGAAGTCACCCGGCTGGCAGAAGCACGGCATCAGTGCGCCGATCGACGCTCTGGCCTACTGGACAGCCAACCCCGAGCACAACGTGGGGCTGTTGCACGCGGCATCGGGGACGGTGGCGCTGGACGTGGATAACGTCGACTGGACCCGGATTATCTTTGACGGCTTGGGTCTGGATTATGACGCGGTTATGGGATCAGGTCCGCGCATTGTGGGCCGGTCGGACCGGGGTAAGGTTCTGTTCAAGGCGCCGAATAACATCGAGCTATCCCGACGGGCGATAAGCTGGCCCCGTCCGGACGGCAAGGGTTCTGAAACGGTGATCGAGTTTCGGGCCGGGGCTGTTCAGGACGTTCTGCCGCCGTCGATCCATCCCGATACCGGAAACCCTTACACCTGGGCGGGCCGATCAATCTGGGATGGCCTGCCGGAATTGCCTGCGCAAATCCTGACCATCTGGAAGGAATGGGAACGGTTCAGGCCGCAGATGATGGACCTTTGCCCATGGAAGCCCGTGCCAGAGTTCATCCCGCCCAGAAAGCCACGGCCCCCGAGCGACAGGGTCAGCGCGATTGACGGTTTCAACGCCGCCAACGGAATTCACGAGACGCTTGAGAAATACGGCTATCGGCGGTGCGGCAAGGCGAACCGATATCTGTCGCCAAATTCCAAGTCAGGCTTGGCGGGGGTAGTGGTCTTTGATGACGGCCGGGCTTATTCGCACCATGCCAGCGATCCTTTCGACAGCGCCCATACCTTTGACGCGTTTGATCTTTTTGCCCAATACGAGCACGGCGGCGATGTATCAAAAGCGGTCAGGGACGCCGGAGGGTTTTTGGGAATATCCAATGACGCGCCGGAATATGATCCCGATCGGGACGATGAGGCCATTGCACATGGCGCGGCTGTTGCCCGGCAGATATTGCCAAGCTATCAGATCAAACCGGAAAGCATGGATCATCTGCTATCGGTTCCCGGCGTGCTCCAGGACGCGGTAAACTGGTTCAACACCACGGCAGTCGTGCCGCAGCCTCAATTCGCGGTTGTCTATGCCTTGGCCTTGGGATGCACTGTCATGGGTCGGAGGTGGCGGACGGACGCAAGCAATTACTCCAACTGCTATTTTGTCTGCATTGGCGAAAGCGGATCAGGAAAGGAATTCGTGCGCAAGGCGCTCAATAAAACGCTTGCTGATTTCGCGCTAGAACGGCTGATCGGGCCGAACGGCTATACGTCGGGGTCTTCGGTTCTGTCTGCGCTTTTGGACAAGCCAACGCATGTTGTGGTGCTGGATGAATTCGGGCGCAAGCTGAAGGAGGCCAGCGCGAAGGGCAACAGCAACGCCCAATCGACACTAACTGCGCTTATGGAGGTCTTTGGAATGCAGGACGGGGTAATGATGCCCCAAGGCTATTCAAAGGCCGGTCTGACCAAAGATCAATCGCAGCGCCTTGACAGGGTTGTGAAGCATCCGAGCCTGACCTTTGTCGGGCTTTCAACTGTGAGAGACTTCACCGAGGCTTTGACCTACGGCGACGTGGCCAGCGGGTTCCTGAACCGTTTTCTGATCATCGAGCCGAATGAAGGCCTGCCGCGGCAACGGGTCACGCGGGCGCTACCATTCAGTGCCAGGCTTAGGGACTGGTGCACGCGGGCGGCGGAAGCGCATGACCCCGATGGCGGGCTGATTGCCGCGACGGACGGGCATGACACGCCGCCGGCGCCGGTTGTGGTGCCTTTTTCGCCGGATGCGCTGAAGCTGCTGGATCGGATCACTGACGATTTGCATGACTATCGCGTCAAGAATGTTGCTGACCCAATGTCGGAGATGAAAAGCCGAAGCCGGGAAATCGCCATGAGGCTGGCTCTGGTCGTGGCGGTGTCTTCTGGGGAGGCTGATGTCAGCGCCGATAGCCTGCGCTGGGCGCATGATTTTGTGACGCATTACACTGACAAGGTGATGGCGCGGCTTGAAAAATCCATGTCAGTCAATGACTTTCACGACGCCTGCAACCGGACTATCGCAGCGATCCGCGCGAGCGGCTTGAGAGGCATGAGCGAAAGCGAATTAGGCCGCGCCGTGGCGGCGATGAAGGGCATGAAGCCGCGTGAGCGTGAGGACGTATTCCGGTCATTGATTTCGGACTACGGCATCATCAAGGCAAAGCGCCCGTCTATGACCAGATCGGCAATGGTCTGGATGATGCCGTCAGACCCCGAATAAACGTGTTGCATCCGTTGTGGTGCAGTGCTAGGGTTTGGGTGTTGGATGGATATTGGAGAGACACATGACAAACACGGAAGCACTGTGCCGGGATTGGCTTGATGCCAAGCGGGCGGAGACGGCGGCGAACGCCATGAGGATCAAGATCGAGGAACAACTTGCAAGCGCGATGGATGTTCCTGACGAAGGATCGAAAACCCACAAGTTGGACGGTTTCAAGGTGACGGTCACGCAGCCCGTGACGCGCAAGATTGACCCGGCTGCATGGGCCAAGGTATCCAAGCATTGCCCCGCAGACATGCAACCGGTCAAGATCAAGATCGAGGCTGACGGCACGGGTTGCAAATACCTTGCCACGAATGAGCCTGCGATCTGGAAGAAGATTGCTTCGGCGTTCGAGACGAAGCCCGGAAAGATCGGTTTTCGAGTGGAGGAGGTGTGATATGGCGATTGATCTCAAATCCCTGTCTCGCCCGACCAGCGGGCGGCCCATCATAGCCACACTGTTCAGCGAACCCGGCTTGGGCAAGACTACTCTTGCGGCCATGTTCCCGGCGCCAGTGTTCATCCGGGCCGAGGATGGCACGGCCAGCCTTGAAGGCCACCCAGATGCGATGTTGTTTCCGGTTGCCAAATCGGTGCAGGACGTGTTTGACGCAATCGACGCTCTTGCATCGCAAGAGCATGACCGAAAGACGGTTGTAATTGACAGCGTGACGCAGTTTGAAAAGCTGGCCATTTCCGAAATTCTGGACAGCGAAACCAATCCGAAGGCGAAAAACATGGCTGCCGCACATGGCGGCTACGGCAAAGCGTTCGGGATGCTGGACCGTCGGCATCAGGAATTGCGGGAAGCTTGCGATTACCTCGCCACCGATTGCGGTATGAACGTGGTGTTTATTGCCCACGCCACGACCGAGGAGCTTGATCTGCCGGATGCTGATAAATACAGCCGCTACACGATCCAGCTTCACAAAAACAGGCAATATGACTGCGTGCATCATTACGCAAACAATGCGGACATGGTGGCGTTCATTCGCTTGAAAACCAGCCTGCGGGGCACAGAGGGAGGAAGGAAACGCGCGATCAGCGACGGTGAGCGGGAAATCATCTGCTTTCCGGTCGCAAGCAATGTCAGCAAGAACCGCTTTAACATCACGGAATCAATCCCGTTCGATCTGTCCGGGGAATTCCCTTTCGCAAAATATGTCACAAAGTAAAGGAACGCAAAAATGACAATGGACCTGCAAGGCTTTAACGCCGACGAAATCGAGCCGAATGAGCCGCGCGACCCCATCCCCGCCGGATGGTATAAGGCGGTTATCACTGAAAGCCTTGAAAGGCCGACCAAGGCTCAGACTGGCAGCTATCTGCAAATGACGCTGGAAATCATTGATGGCGAGTTGGCCGGACGCAAGGCGTTTGAACGCCTGAATTTGAAGAACCCGAACGCGCAAGCGGTTGAGATTGCCCAGCGGTCCCTGTCCGGGATTTGTCGGGCTGTGGGTGTTCCGACGCCGCGCACGAGCCAGGATCTGCACGACAAGCCGTTGATGATCAAGATCAAGGTCACGCCTGCGCGCGATGGCTATGACGCTGGCAACGAGGTGTCGGAATATGCGCCGGTTGGCAAGGCCAAGCCCAAGGCCGATGCATCTGGGGGCGCGTCAACTCCGCCATGGAAGCGCAAGTAGCATCAATCAAGACCTAAGCCCTTTCGGGGGCTTAGTGCTGGATGGATGGAGACGGGAATGAACCTTGAGCCGCATATGACACCTGCAACTGTGCAAGCAATATTTGAGCATTACAAAGCAAAGCGAAAGAACGAGCACAGGCCACACCTTGGCGGGAGCCAAATCGGGAACGAATGCGCAAGGGCGCTCTGGTATCAATTCCGGCATATGGATGCACCGGTTTTTGATGGCCGGATGCTGCGCTTGTTTGAAGCAGGCGATAGAGAGGAGGGGCGCATTGTTGAAAACTTGCGCGCCATTGGCGTGACGGTTTGGGATCGTGATCCTGATACCGGAAAGCAAATCCGCTTTACCGCCTGCGACTGTCACTTTGCTCTGTCGCTTGATGGGGTTGGTCAAGGTTTCAAGGAAAGCGGGCAGCCGCATACTCTTGAATTCAAGACAATGAGCGAAAAGAACTTCAGGGCGATTGAGAAAGATGGACTGGAAAAATCCAAGCCGGTTTATTGGGCACAATGCCAGATCGGAATGCATCTTTCCGACATTGATCGTTGTGCTTTCTTTGCGGTCAACAAAAATACGGATGAGATATACTTTGAGCGGGTCAAGCGCGATTTGGCCGCTGGGCTTGGCCTTTTAGCCAAAGCAGAAAGCATCATTTTTTCAGACAAGCCCCCGCAGAAACTGAACAATGACCCGTCATTCTACCTGTGCAAGTTTTGCGATTTCAGGCATGTCTGCCATGAAGGCAAGCTGCCTCTGGTGAATTGCAGGACGTGCGCCCATGCCACGCCGGAGCACGGTGGCGATGGGGCATGGGCGTGCGCGGCGGGCAAGGCATTCGGCAAGTCGTGCGTGGATCATCTGTTCAACCCGTATGCGATGCCTTGGGATGTCCATGACGCCGGGACGGACTGGATTGAGTATGTGACTAGTGATGGCGAGTTGATCGTGAACCAAGTCAACAGCGATGATATCGCCGCAACATGGGTGCCGCTCTGATGAGCAAGCTTGAACTTCGGCAATACCAGCAAGACGCGATTGATGGTCTTTACAGCTACTGGTCGGATGGCCGGGGGCATAACCCGTTGATCGTTGCCCCCACGGGCAGCGGAAAAAGCCTGATCATCGGCAAGCTAATCGAGGATGCTTTATCCTACCCCGGCACGCGCATTCTTATGCTGACGCACGTAGCGGAGTTGATTGAACAGAACGCGCGGGAATTGACGGGGTTGATGCCTTTTGTGGATCTGGGATTCTATTCCGCCAGCATCGGTCAAAAGCGGATGGATCGCCAGGTCACGTTTGCGGGCATCCAGTCCATATGGGGGCGCGCCTATGACATGGTGCCGCCGCCTGACCTTGTGCTGATCGACGAGGCGCACTTGGTGCCCAAGAATACGACAACGCGCTACGGCAAGTTCCTGGACGATCTGCGCCTGTGCAACCCGGACGTGAAGGTAGTAGGGCTGACAGCCACGCCTTACCGGCTGGACAGCGGTTATTTGCACAAGGGCAAGGACGCCATCTTTGACGGCATTGCTTACGATATCCCGGTTGGCCAGTTGATGGACCAGGGCTTTCTTGCGCCGCTGATCAGCAAGGGGGCAAATGCAAAGATTGACTTGACCAACGTTGGAATGCGGGGCGGGGAATTCATCGAAAGCGAACTTGCCACGGCGGCGAGTGATCCGGAACTGGTCAATGCCACGGTTGCTGAAATTGCAAAGTTCGGTCATGACCGCAAGTCATGGCTGGTGTTCGCCAGCGGCGTCAACCATGCCGAGATGATCAAGACCGAGATGGCGGCAATCGGGATTGATGCCGAGGTTGTCACCGGGGCCGACAGCAAAACAGACCGGCGCGACAGGATTTCCGACTTCAAGGCGTTACGCTTGCGATGCCTGATCAATATCGGGGTTCTGACCGCGGGCTTCAACCATCCCGCCACGGACCTTGTGGCGATGGTTCGGGCGACGGCAAGCCCCGGCCTGTATGTTCAGATCGCAGGCCGGGGCACGCGGCTTTACCCCGGCAAGACGGATTGCCTATTGCTGGACTTTGGCGGCAACGTAGAGCGGCATGGGTTCATTGACGCGGTAAAGGTCAAGGACAAGAGCGCGAGCAAGGGCGACGGGGTTGCACCAGTCAAAGAATGCCCGTCATGTCAGACGATGGTTTCTGCCGGAGCGCGCTATTGCCCCGAGTGCGCGCACAAATTCCCAGATCCGGAATTGAACCATGGCAAGAATGCTTATGGCGGCGCCGTTCTTTCCAGCCAGGTTGTGGCCGAATGGGTTGACGTGGAAAGCGTGTCCTATGCCCGGCACAAGAAGGACGGCAAACCTGACAGCATCAAGGTTAGCTATCATTGTGGGTTGAAGACGGTAAGCGAATGGCTGTGCCCAGATCATGGAGGCTATGCCGCCAGCCGCTACAGGGCCCGCATGGGGGCGCTAGGATCGACCGCGACCACGACTGAGGATGCTCTTGCGGAAGCGCCTGTGGCGTGGACATGGCCGGGGAAGATCAAGATACACCCGCGCGCTGCCGATCCACGGTTTGATGAGATTGTGCAGCTTGATTATTCGGAAGGCCGGAAGCCGAAGCCGCGGGGCGATGCGATGGGCTGGGATGAGGATACAGAGAATGCCGAAGACTTCATTCCCTTCTGAGGCTGAAGAGCAGCGGGGTTTCCTGCAATGGTTTGAGCCGCAGTTTCCTGGGGTGTTGATTTATCACATTCCTAACGGCGGGCATCGCGCCATGAGCGAGGCAAAGCGGCTAAAGGCCGAAGGCGTCAAGCCGGGCATGCCTGATCTGCACATTCCGATTTGGAATGTGTGGATTGAAATGAAGCGGATCAAGGGTGGAAAGTTTTCGGATGACCAGATGAGAATGCGCGATTACCTTGATGGCATTGGTCATACGGTCATCTGGGCAAACGGCGCGCGTGATGCCAGCGTCAAGCTGCTTTCTGTTCTGCAAGTGCGGCGCGGATCACATATTCCGTGAGGGACTTTCCCGCATTGCGCGCGGCTTCGGAAATGGCCGCGTGCTGATCTTCGGTCACGCGGCAGTGGATAACTTTGGCTTTCATGGCGCAATCCTTTCAGGTCTTGCGCAACACTATGGAACAACACATGGGTGATATCAAGACTAGCGTTACTGTTTTTGCAACAGACGATTGCCGCGACGGAGCGGCAGATGCGCGGGCATGGCTGAAAGAAAAAGGGTTGACGCCGGATCAGGTTCGCCTGTTCCGGCATAATGGTCAGGTATTGGTGGAGACGATCCGGCCTGTTTTCATCCCGCCGCCCCATCGGCTTCCTTGATCAGCCGCGAAACTTCCGGACCAACGCTCAACTTGATGGCCATGGCGTAAGTGTCCGATGCCTGCTTTCGCCAATCGGTGCGCCGCGCCAGATGCGGCATGTGGTGCAGCATCCAGAGATAGGAATCCAGCCGGTCGCACAGCTTCAGCATCGCCCGTTCCTCCTCGGTCAAGGCAAGGTCGGGAAGCCCCTGCGCTTCGATTTCGGCCGCCTCCAATTCTGCCACCATCGCCCGCAATTCCGGGTTAGCGGTCTTGGTGCCGAGAGACATATCCCCCGGCCCCGCCTCGCCTTGATCGTGCGTGATGGCGGCAACGATCAGCTCTCTGCCGGCGCTTGGCCACAGGGTCAGCACAAGCAGCGCCACGCGGCATTGGTGCCCGCTGTCCGGGTCCACTGTGTCGCACAGGTCAGGGTTACTGTGCCAGCGTCTGGTGAAGCTGGCACGCCATGCGCGGAAAGGATGGGTCATTCGGCTGCCATTTCGAACAGATCATTGCATGACCGCTCCGCGTCGATCAGGTTGGCATTGGCCTGCTCTGCATATTCCGGCTTCAGCTCAAATCCAAGATACCTGCGCATCATCTTGATCGCCTGATAGCCCGTGCTGCCAACGCCGTTGAACGGGTCCATAACTACATCGCCAGGCTTGCTGTAGAGCCGCAGGCAATTCTCGATAGTGTCCAGTTGCAGCGGGCAGACATGCCGCTCGTCGCCGTCAGCGCGCGCCTTGCGGTAGCCGTTCAGGACGTTGCCTTGCTTGATATTCATCCATACCGGGCTTGCCAGCTTCTGCCATTCGTAAACGTCAAACTCCACATGCTTGATCAACTCGGCCAAAACCGCATCATCCGGCACGGCGGCGCAAAGCCCATGCTTGCGCATATGCTCCAGCCATTTGCGGGCGATGGGTAGTCCTGCAGATTTATCCCCCGGCGCGCAATGCTCGATCCGGTCAGGGTTTTCCCCATCCTTGCGGAAAAAAAGCATGTAGTCGGGCATGCCAACGCGGTTCATTGTGCTGTCTTTCCGGATCTGCTTGTAAAGCAAGCCCAGCGCTTTTGTCCGCTGCATCTCGACAACCGGATCTTTCCAGATTGTCGTGCGACCATGGTAGATCATACCTGCCGCAGTGTGCGCCTTGATCAGATCGCCCGAGAAGTCTTGCAGCCCAATCGCCCCATCCCTGCCCTTGCGCATCGGCAAATCTGTGCAGTGAACGCACGTCATCCGACCGGGCTTCATGACGAGGGTCAGTTCGTTCGCGAAGAACGAATATTGGTTGATGAATTTCTCTCCCGTTCCAGCGTTGCCAAGATCGCGCTCGCTGTCGCTGTAAACGAATAAGTCACCGAAAGGAGGTGAAAATATGGCGCAATCCACACTATCGGGTGGCATCGCCGCCATGCCCTCAATGCAATCGCTATTGTGTAGCGCCCATCCCGCACCGCTGTATTCTGGTTGCTTTTTCATGCTGTCTCTCCCTTGATCCAAGACGGGAACGCCAATTCAAGCGGCCTGTCGTATGCTACGTTTGTCACTGTTTTGCCTTGCGCTTTTTGCATTGCATCGGCCATCCGGCGCTTCATTTCCTCGTGGTTCTGACCTTTGACATTCACGGCTTCCCAAATCGAACGCTCGGTGTCGCTGAACACGATATCGTTGCGGACCTGCTCTTTCTGCCCAAAGCGCTGCGACCGGCGCACGGCCTGATAGTGCTGCTCATAGCTGAAGCTGATCGAGGCAAAAACCGCATGGGCACAATGCTGCCAGTTGACGCCAAAACCAGCCAACTTCGGCTTGGTCACGATCACGCGAAAAGCGCCATCGGCAAAGCCAAGCAACCGCCGCTCTTTCTCATCCGCATCAAGCGCGCCATGCACTTCCACCGCATCGGGGATCATCCTGGCCAGATTGGCGCTTTCCTCATTTGTTTCGCACCAGACAGTCACCGGCTTGTCATGCGTTGCCAGTTCCGCCGCCAGCGCGCACCGATTGGCCAGCGTCAACCGCTTTTCGGCATGAAACGACGTGGCCGACATTTCAGGAATACGGAACAAAAGCCCTTGCGTGTCGGCTGTCCTGTCCGCTGCGACTTCATGCAAATGCCGGTCTATCGACGGCAAGATGTATCCGGTGTCATCCCCCCCAAGATCGCTCGGCATGGTGGCGCACCGAGACCAGCTTGCAACCCATGCCCAGAAGCTTTCGACCGCATGACCCTTCAATCGCCAGTCTTGCGATGCTGACCCGGTGTCATTGATAAACCATTTTGAGAGCATTTCTTGCTGTCGCATGACGCCTAGAAACTCGGCGTGGTTTCCGAGTTCGGTATGGTCGTTCGGCGACGGCGTAGCAGTTGCGGCCAGCTTGTAAGGCGTGGCAGAGAATGCATCCATCAGCATGTTGCGCGTGCGACCGGCAAACGATTTCAGGATGCTGCTTTCATCAAGGATAATCGCACCGAACGCGGACGGATCAAGCTTCGGCAGTCGCTCATAGTTGGCAACCATGATGCCGCTCCCTACGTCCACATGTTCCCGGATCTGGCGGGCTTCAATGCCGAATTTCAGCCCCTCCCGAACCATCTGACCGGCAACGGCCAGAGGCGTCAGGATCAGAGACGGCTTGCGTGTTTCTTCGCAGCACTGGCGCGCAAACTCCAACTCGATGAAGCTTTTTCCAAGGCCGGTATCCAGGAATTCGGCGGACTTGCCAAGGTTCAGTGCGAAGTTGATGGCCGCGACCTGATGCGCCTTTGCCATGGTGTTGATGGGCTTCGGGTCAAATCCGCGTCGAGGCATTGCCTTGACCTTTGCGGCGATAAACGCCCGATATGCTTTGATGTTTGTCATGCTCACCCCTCCTACGGGTTGTCCTACTGTGAAGTGCGCGGCAGGCATCGGTAGGGCGATGCGCTCGGGTGCCCCCGTGCCGCGCCCGCCAACACTATGCCCCGCCGTGCTGCGTGTCAATCGTGCCGAAAAGGTCATCCTGCATCAAGGCCACCGTTTCGGCCGGCGGTTTCCAGATCCACGGCCCCGAGGCCATGGGCATGGCTGAGAGTGCGCCACGCATGTGCCGCTGCCAGCGGGTGAACTCCGTTGCCGAGCAATCGCAAAGCGCGTGACCTGGCGGCCAGCCCATGAGCCATTCGCCAAAGATCGGATTGAGCCTGCGCCTGGCCCGTTACTTCCAGAGTTTGCGCCAGACGGCTTGCCCATGCGAGGCAATCACCGAGGCCCGTAGCGGGCGCCAGATCGGGCGCAGCTGCGAGAGTTTCGGCCCATGCTGCGCTGTCACCTGGTCCGGGTGGGTGAAGCCCTGTTCGGCGCGGTAATGCAGGATATCCATCCGGCTCTTGCCATTGGCGCGGGTGATGCTGGCCTCGCTCGACCCTTTCCAGTTCTGTGCGGCAGGCGTCGGCCATTGCAGCGCTTGCGCCGACAGCTTCGGCTCGCCCCGGCTGTTGATCTTGCCGCGCAGCCGATCCATCTGGTCGTCCGCCACTGGCGTTTGCCATTGTGCCGCCTGCGCTGGCAGGGGTGGCATCCCGCCCGAGCCGTAGCTCTGGCCCGGGCCACCATTCGCGCCATCGGTCGCCTTGGGCGTCGACCAGTTGGTGATGCCCAGCGCCAGCGCTTCCGCCTTGCGAGTGAAGTCGCTGTTGCCTGCCGGGTTGTAGCGATCCGTGCCGGGATGCAGGCTCATCGGTGTGGGCCACGATGAATACGCGGAGCCTTTCATGCGGCGCACCAGTTTCAGCCGCCGAGAATGCGCCAGCCGCAGGCGTGTAGCCCATGTCCCATAGGGTTCGCAGCACGGCTTCAAGGCCGAGGGTGATGTGACCGGCGACGTTTTCGAGGAACACCCATTCAGGCTGAATTTCCCGGACAATGCGGGCAACCTCGGGCCAGAGATGGCGGGGGTCATCTTCGCCCTTGCGCTGTCCAGCTTGGCTGAATGGCTGGCATGGGTATCCGGCAAGCACGGTGTCGATTGCGCCCCGGAATGGGGTTGCGTCGAAGGTGCGAAGATCATCCCAGATAGGGGCGGGAGCGAAGTATCCTGCGCGCTGGGCTGCGATGATGGCTTTTCGAGGGTAGTCTTCCCATTCGACAAAGCATCGCGTGTGAAAGCCCGGATCGGCAAGCATGAGGCCAAGATCAAGACCTCCGGCTCCTGCGCACAGGCTGATGCCGTTTCTTGGTCTGGAATGTATTGCCATGTCACCACATCACCCCTACGGCCAATCCCACAGCCGCGCCGATGAAGATCCCTCGCCAGAACGCGCGCACGGCTTTAGCGCTGGCATCGGTAATCGGCAGATACATGGGCAATGGCTTGGCTTCCCGATCAACGTAGCGGGTCATACTCTCATCCCCATGACCAAGACGCGAACGCCATGCAGCGCATCGCTGGTCATCACCGCTTTCCCTTCGCCTACCGCAATCGACACGCATCGCCCCGTGAAGACGGCAAGTGCGGCGTCGGCATATTTGCCATTGATGCCCAACTCAAACGGCGATCCGTCATAACTGACGGCCCCCGTCGCGGTCATGGCGCTGCCCGTGCACGAAAGCTCAATCTCGCCATCAGCCGCCACCATCTTGACGCAGGATGCCCGATCATCGCCGGACACTGACACCGTCGCCACTGCGCCAGCCAATGCGTCCGCATCAACTGTGCCGGAAGCATCCGCCACTGGCATTAGTCGCGTCCAGTCCGGAAATGTTCCTTCAATCAGCTTGCCGCCCGCGACCACCCCTGCATCCTCGCACCGCCACATCGTGTCTGTCACCCACAGCCGCGCCGCTGGGGACCCCTGAACGATCTGCTGAACGCCGCTCGTGGGAATGATGACTGCCCCATCAGCATCGGCGCCGATGTCCACTGAGCATAGACGATGTCCATCCGTCGCCACGGCGTGCCCGCGGTTGATCGCCACGCCTTTGAGGTAATATCGGGTTTCTTCGCTTGAAGCGAACGGCAGGCACATTGCCAACCCTCGCGCTGCGTCAATCAACTCCACCCCGGCATCCGGCGTGACCGGCGACGGGTAGTCTTTCGCATCCATCACGGCGAAGGATGCCGTGGCGCGGCCAGCCGTGACGGCAAGACGATTGTCGATCAGCGAAGCCGATACAAGCGCGCCCTTGGGCAGTGTTTGCAGCCATGCGCCGATCAGTCCTGCGTCAACGCATACCGCGCCGGGGACAGCGACCGCCGCATCTGATTGGACTGTGACCCACTCGTCCATGTTCGTGCCAGTAATCCTCAGCCCGGTGTCTCTGGCAGTGATATGAACGCACCCTAGGATGGGGATGGTTTGGCGGGATGCAATGACGGTGCGGGCGCGCTTGATTGCCGCCGCGATCGGGGCCAGTTCGCTTTCAAACTTCACAGGGTCTCTCCAATTTGCTTGATCCGCACGCGGATGTTGATGGTTTCGGGGTTGTCATCCATGTCCTGCAACAGGCGATTTACCTCTTCGAGAACCTCATTTCGGCAATCTTTCCGCGCATTCTTTGCGGCATATTCGGCGGTATATTCTGCGTCGGCAACTTCTGCCGATATACTCGCCTTCATGGCCTCAAGTGTTGCCCAAATCCGGCCCGCGTCATGATGTGTATCAATTTCCGCGATTGTGTATGGATCACTGCGCCATACCGCTGGGTGCGGCGATGCCGTCATGATCTGATCTGCGCTGCTCATTTCGGCACCCATGATGTTGCCGGGACTTCGCCGCCGGTCAGGGTTTCGATATGGTTTGCTTGCGCCTGTGATGGCACGGTGCGGCCTTGCAGCCACCATCCGAAGGTCTTTCCAGATGTGGCGACCTTCTGTGCCATCCAGGACTTTTTCAATCCTTTGGTTTGCAGCCATAGCGCCAGAAGCGCGGGGCCTTGTGTTTCTGCCATGTGAGAGCCTCCTTTGTGTCCTGCGACTATACAGGCAAAATATCTTGGGGCAAGCGGTAATATTTTATTGACACGCCCCGCGCCATGCCGCAAGGTGTCCCTAACGAAACGCAAACCATGGAGAGACAGAATTAACCCGCTAGACCTTATCGCCGCCGCCAAAGCCCGCCGCATTAATGCAGGGTTTGTCGCCAGTAACGGCATCGCATGCCGCAACGATGCGGAGGTGGCTTACTATAACGTCCGCGACATGCAGCCCCGCGACAGCGAAGGCCGCATTGTGATGACGCCAGAGCTTCGGGCGATGAAAGCTGCGGTGTCGGCATGAACCGCCTGATCCCCTTAGCCATTGCCGCCTGCATCGCGACCAGCCCCGTTGCCGCCGAAGACTGCGGGCAACTCATGAGCATTGATGCATATCTGGAAAGCGAGTGGGGCGAGACCCGAACGGGTGTCGGGATGACTGGAGACCCTGCAGACCTCGTGGCGCTTTACGTCAACCCGGTCACGGATACATGGACCATCGTCCGGACCGATGCGAGAGGCAACGCCTGCATGATATTGGCTGGATCTGGATGGGAATTCTGGGTGCGGAGGGCGAACCTGTGACCCCGAACCGCGACATGACCGCAACCGCGCTTGCCCAACGGGCTGACCGTATGATTGATCTCCGAGACGACGAGGACAGCGATGTGACAGCCTTCTTCACCGACAGCTCCGAGCATGTCAGCGACGACGCCGTGAATGGCGGGCGCTACTTCTGGGAATATACCTGCACCCTGATCGGGGTTGATTGGAATGGCGACATTCTGACCCGAGACGATGCTTGGGAAACGTTTGGGCGCGCGTGGGTTGAAAGCGCCGAGGAAAAAGCGGCGCTTGATGCGGAGGAAGATGCGCAATGATCGTCATCCGCATTACCGAATTGCGCGAAAACCGCCGCAGCTTTCTGGAGCTGCTCCGCGATGACCTGCCCGCCGTTTACGGCAATCGCCTGCCGCTCTTGCTGCGGGGCCATGCTGTCGTGATGGGCAAGACGATCCACAAGATTTATCGGGAGACGAATGAATGACCAATCTCATCCGCGCCACGATCTACGCCGTGGTTTTTGTATCGGCATCATGGGCGGCGCTATTCCTGGCAATGCTGCCATAAATCCGCCGCCTGACGGCATCAGGCTTAACCCGAGGGAAACCGAATGAAACTGATCATCACCACCGTGTTCGCCATCGCCCTGTCCACCGGCATCGCATCCGCCAGCCCCTGCAAGATGGAAGGCAAGAACTGGAAATGCCCCGTTGACGGCACGACCTACACCATCGCCAACGCGACCAGCGCCGCAGAGGCTGCGGCATTTGCAGCAGCCCACGCCGCGCAACAGCAGGGCCAATCGCAATCGAGCAACAACGACAATTCCAACGGCGGCAACTCCGTCAACATCGAGGGCGCTCCCGCACACACGACCAGCCTTGGGGCTAACGTCGGGCTGAACATTTCCCTGCCCGTCGCCTCTGGCGTCCAGACCCG